GATAATATCCTGGGCATCCGTCATTAAGTCTTTGTGACCCCTATTGCCGGGCTTCAACGCTTTCTTGATCAAATGCTGATACGCGGGGTTTGTGACACCCCACGCCGTAAGAACGTCGTAAACGTCAACCCATACGCCGGGTACGATCTCGACGTGGTAATGAGTGCGCTGGAGTCCTTTATCCGCTGTTATGGTCTCTTTAGTGACCACAGGGTTTGCCCACTCTGCCCGCGCCTCTCTCATCTGCATAACCTCAGCGCCTGTCAATCGCCCGCAGGGCATACTGTTGATCCACTCGGAAGAATCCACGTCTAAAAAGAATGCCTGCCGTGCTGCGCCCGACCCGAACGCTGCGTTATATACGTGCGCAAGATCTTTGCTTTCTAGGTATCTCCAAAATCGGTCCAAAGTTGTGCCTATCATTGCGCGTCCTCCGCATCAAAGAAATCCTGTATTTCTATTAGCTCAGCACGAAGGTCGTCGGCAATCTCTTCCTCCCAGACTTCAAGGGCCAGCTCTCGGGTCTCCGTTGTAGCCGTCATAACGTGTTTTTCCATAGCTTCGTCAAACCAACTTACGATAAATACTTTCATACTAACCCCCTTACCAAGTGATAAGCATCGGCTTATACCGCAGCAGTATGTCGACCAGCACGACGACAGCAATGCCGACGACGGTTGCTAAGACGATCTTGCCGTTTGTAGTCCACACGGACGTCGACGTGTTATACGTAGCAGCTAACTGCGAACGCATGGGCTCAGGCCACTTCTTGAGCCACCGAGGGTCGTTGCCCGCGAGTAACCATTGGATAACCTCTTCGTGGTCCCAACGGTTCAAGCTGCGAGGTCCGCGAGGCGCGGTAGACGGGATTTGGTACGGGGCAGGAAACGCACCCTTCTTAAGCCGACGGTACAAAGTTGGCTTAGAAATGGACGCGAGCGTGCAGACATGATCGAGCGTTATTAGGTTTTTCATAATGTTCTCCGTTAATGGAAACCGAAGTATATGAGATGATATGCGACAATGTCAACTAATGTAGTTCTCTTTTAACCTCTAGCTCTGGATTTTCTTCCAGCTCCGTCTCTAGCGCCGCATCAAGAATGCAGGTAGACAGTAGGCTCATGGCAAACGGGACATCATCCGAGATGTGGATCAGGTGTGCGATAAGCTGGGTTAAGGCTCCTCCCAGCGCGGGAACAGTGTCGAGCTGCATGCCTTCAAACTCATCTATAAGCTGTGCTGCCATCTCGGCAGCACTTAGATAGTCTTCTCGTGCAGCGACGTCTTCTGGGTTGTCGAGGTCGTATTCCTTGCTGCGGTCTGTCATGTAGCGTCCTTCTTAGAACGGCACGTCAGCGTTAAATGCAGGTGCCGAGGGGTTCGAGGGCGTGGAAGGCTTCCACGTATCTACCTCAGCATACCACTTACCGCCCCGGCTTTCACATACTTGAACGTTAATCCATTCATCTGTCTGCTCTGTAAGGAATTGAATCAGTTCTTCACGCTTTATGCTGATGTTGCATTTTACCCAGTCGGGCGCCGTGTCGCGTGGTTTCTTTGCCAAAAGGCCATTCACAAATATCTTTTCCATTATTTTTCTCCATATATAAAAAGCCCCCGGTCGGGGGCAACCGATTCGGGGGAAGGTCTTACACAACGAGGAACATGTATACATATTCCCATTTAGTATACACGACAGCATTCACAAGTGAACGTGCCGCGCACATAAGGGGACTGGTTAATCTTTGTGGTACTTGTCTACTTCTTTAGACGCGTGAGGCGCGTCCCGATACCATTCAAACACTAGGCGTAACTGACCACCAATGGTACGGCCCTCGGACTTCGACAGGGCTTTGATCTCTTCGTACACTTCGCGTGGTACTAAGATCGACTTCCAACGTGTTGTATCCATTACTATATCTCTGTTTGATTCTATATTATCTAGGATATTATAGGAACATATGCAAGAAAGCAAGAGCCCTGCGCAAGCAAAGCTCACTGCGCGTTATTTAGCTTCACCCCAAGACGGGCCTATCTCGATGTCGCACACGTTGGGCACCTCCAACGGTATGGCGGTCTCCATTACGCGGGCTATTTCCTGGGCCTCTTCGATGTTTTTGACAGACATTGCCAGCTCATCGTGAATCTGCAACATAGGCAGCTTACCGGCCTTGTATAAGTTAACCATGGCCTGTTTAGTCATGTCCGCCGCTGACGCTTGTATGAGCCTGTTAAGGGCCTTGTATGTAAACGCTCGCTTGAGCCGGGTTGTGGGTCCGTAGGTGTCGACCGCTTCTTTGTACGGCAGGGCCTTGCTCATGGCAAAGGTGTCCGGCTCCCACATTTCAAAGCGGCACTTTCTGCCACCCAATGAGCGCAAAGAGCCGGCTGAGGACTTCTCGTTAAGCCGGTTTGTGACACCCGTCATCAACCCTTTTACGAACGGAACCCTCGCATGATACTGCTTTACCAAACCCTTAGCGTCTTCAACGGGTATATCCAATTGCTCGGACATCTTATTGACACCCATGCCGTAAATCAACCCCAGGTTAATGGTTTTAGCCTGCTTACGGGGGATGTTCGCCATGTCTGCGACAAGGCTGTGGAAATCGGTGTCGGGCTTCGTGTTATAAGCCTCGACAAAGTCCGCCGCACCTTCTAGCTGCATTCCGCGAGACTTTCCATACACATGCGCATAATGTACCAAGATGCGCGGTTCCTGCTGCGAGAAATCGATTGCGGCCCACTGCTCGCCTTCTTCTGGCAAGAACAAACTCCGGATCAACGGACCCATCACAGGATCGCGAGCCGGGATCTGCTGTAGATTCGGATTGGACATACTGATACGGCCCGATACCGTACCGCCGTCGTCCGAGCGTATCTGATTGATGTGCGAGTGTATTCGCCCGTCTGCCCGGCAATGCTTCATGATCGAATTGATAAAGGTGCCTGACGTCTTATTCAGGGACCGGGCTTCGACGATCAGCTTGGCAACAGGGTGTGGGTTTTCTTGTAGAAATAGTTTGGTAAACGACGGCGCGCCTTTTTCTGTTTTTGGGTACTGTATGTGCAGTTTGTCGAAAGCCCTGGCTAACGACTGTCCTGCCCATATCTCGACATCCGTTCCCGCTTCACGCTTCAGCATCTTCATCACTTCGCGCTCACGCTTCAACAGGCTGTCCCGCGTGCGCTCAACTTTGTTAACGTCTACTCGAACACCACGCATAGTCATGTCGACTAAACAGGGCAGCAGGTCCAGCTCTAGGTTAGCAACGGCCCACAAGTCTTCCTGGCCTAGGCGTATGGAGAAATAATTCCACAGCTCCAGCGTCAGCTCAGCGTCCACCTCAGCGTAAGGTCCAACGTACATGGCAGGCATCTTCCACATCTCAGCCTTGGGGTCTACTCCAAACTCGCGTGCCGCCGCCGTCAAACCCTTCTCGGACTTCGTCTTGTTCAGCAGGTCATATGACAACGCATTCAGACTGTAGCTAAACCGGTTCTCGTCCAGCAGTGCCGCGACTAACATTGTGTCGATGATGCGGCCATTGACAGTAAACCCCATGCGTTTGATCCAGCCTAGGTCGTACTGAGCATTGTGCATGATCTTATCCGCAGGGCATTCAAACACCTTCCTAAGCCAGCGGTTGACGATCTTCTCGTCTAGGTTACCGCCGCCGAAATGACGGATCGGAATGTAGCCTGACCAGCCGTCGACCGCAATGGCGTAACCCACTACTTCACCATCTCCTGTGGGCCAACCCGGACCAAACTTCTTAAGGTTTGGGTCGCGTGTTTCAACGTCTATTGCAATCTTGGAGGCACCCGTTAAATCCGGCAACTCCAGCGGTGGAACCCACTCGCTCTTTGGCGCAAACATCGCCATCTGTAAATCAGCCATCACTGTCCCCTTTAGGTGCTTACCATTTTCTCGTGCTGAGCTGTTCTGTTCTAGGATGTCTTAAGTTCTCTACCAACAACGAATTGTCGATGTGGTCTCGGGTATTCACACAACGTGCGCTGCGGGTATGTCGTTTTGTTCCGCCGCAGAGCTCGCACACTTTACCTTCAAAGAATTTCAAGCCTTGTTCTAAAGCGTCTGCTCTGACAAGCATTTTTTCTGCATCTGATCTAAGGTCTGTTGGTGTCACTTTTGCATAGTTCATGTTGTTATTTTCCATAATGAGTTGAGCTTGGCGTAATCTGGTCGATTAATTTCACTAGCTGCGGTAACTTGTTTGTACTTACCTTCGCAGGGTATACAGCTGTAGTGTCGGCGCCCGCTTGAGTAGTTTCGGTACAGCGGTGCGGCAACAATCCGCCCGCACGAAAAGCAAGGGGCTTTTTGAGGCAACTTTCTAGCCATCACAATTCTCCTATGAAGTTAATAAAGGTCATAATAGATTCAATGTTGGCAAACACAACTAACGCTGCGGCCGGCAACGCGAGAAGCGTTAGTGACTCTAACGCTGCGGCAAGAAAGGTGTCTTTATCAACAAACACGAAGTAACAGACTTGAAAGACAAAGGCAAACGCGACGAAGCCCCACAATATAGAATAATTCATAGTAGCTTCCACTGCACTTCGCCGTGGTCGTTAACGACCAAGGCTTTCTTAGAATATTTGTCCAGCGCCCAATACGCGCTTTGCAGCACCGCTTCAACTTCGGCTGAGACGATAGGACCACCGGCTAATGTTTCCACCGTACCGATCAGCGTCTGTATCTGCTCGCGGTATTCGGCTATTTCCTGCTTAGTAGTGTTAATAGTCATTGCATGTAACCTCTCTGTAGTATTGTCTGAAATGCTCTAGGCACACAAAGCAATTCACATAAGTCTCGGTTATCTTAACAAAATCAACGTCGTCTCGGTTGCGCGTCATAAACGCGTGATAGACGTCGTAGTCATCGGTGATCATTCCAAAAATCCACCCAACAATAGAGTCGGCATGGATCATGCGGTAATAGTTGGCCAGCGCATCAAACTTCTCGTACTCAAACGAAGCAAGGGCCTTGGCAAGGTCTGGGATAACTTCGTACTCAACCCAGCGAGTGTATGCGTCGTCAAGGTCTTCGTCGTAAGCCTCGCGGTCCAACATGTTTCTCAAATCGATTTCGGGAGTGGACATAATATTTCCTTAGTTGATTGCTGTGAACGGAGTGTATGCGATGGTATGCGATGATGTCAAACATTTATAAGTCGTAACTGCGTGTAGCGTCCTCAGAGTCCACTATATACAAGTTCTGCTTTGTACGCGTAATGGCTACGTAGAACACGCGGTGCATATCATCAGGGTTGTTTCGCATCTCTGCATCGGCCGCAGGGCTCAGGTCCGTGAACAAAACCACGTTATCCGCCTCACCGCCTTTTGACCCGTGAATCGTGGACGCTGTAATGCGAGGCACGCCGTTAAATTTCTCGCCCCTGCGCAGTAACGCCGTAACATACGCCCGGTCAGAGTCGGGCAGCTTGTCCAATGCTTCGGACCAGATCATCTCGTCCGTAGCTTTTAATCCGTATTGCGCGATCAGTGTGGGCAGGTCGACCAGATCATGGTCCTCTAACCCCACCAGCTTTTTATAGCCCCGCAGAACACGACCCCCTAGCGACATGTAGCCGTATATTTTTCGAGCAACAGCGCCCGAAACTTCGCGGCCTTTGCGTAATTGTTCCCAGCCGTTAACCGCCTCAGAAAGCTTTTCGTTAATAGACCGATGGCCACGGTAGTTAAACAAGTAGCCGCTGGACTTCAGGTCGCGTGCCACGGGTTGCAGCAGGTAACCGGCTTGCGACAGTATGAGCCAGGATCCTTCGGTCATATCCACCGCGTTAATGGTACTTATCCGTGTGACGCGGCCCTGCTCGGCCCTAGGCTCGTAGCTCTTAGGGAATCGACTGGCAATGCGACGAACGACACCTTCGGCGAGGGTATGGACCGCTTGAGGGATGCGATAAGATTGAGACAGGGTTTCGGAGCCGCCCGGCAGGTTGATGAAGTGATCGACATCGGCGCCCGCCCAGCGGTAGATGGCTTGATCATCGTCTCCCGCGCAATACATTCGCTTAGACTTTTTATCAATAGCGTGCGCCAGCTCCCATTGCAATGGGCTGAGATCTTGCGCTTCATCTAAGAAGCACAGGTCAAACTCCGGGCAGAACCGCTCAGCGTCATTAACAAACGCGACTAACATGTCGGTAAAGTCGTACAACCCCAGGCTTTCTTTGTACTCACGCAAACACTTGTCAACGTACTGAACAGTGGACCAATCGGTTTCAATGCTGCTCTGATTGTACTGCGAACGTAGGGGAACTTTGCGCAAGCGGGACAGGTTAATAAGACCCAGGATGGGGTCGTTGCTTGCCACCATTGACGGCACGTCCTCGTCAAAGTTGCCGGCTTTTGTTCCGCCTAGTGTGACTCCGATGGCTTTGCTCAGCTCGCGGAAATGCGCTTCTTGCATAACTTGTTCAGACCGGATGTCGGTCATGTTTAGTGCAAGAGAGTGCAATGTTCGGAAGTGGATCAGATCGTTCTTGGCGTCAAGCCCGAACCGCTCAGCGGCCCGTTCTTTTGCCTCGGTGGCGGCCTTCTTGGTGAAAGCGAGGAAAGCAATTCGTTGGGGAGGTATACCAGAGGACAAAGCCTCGTCGACCATGTTGAGCAGCGTGGTCGTCTTGCCTGTGCCAGGCGGACCGAATATCCTAAACATCGGATGCCACCCCCTTGCGGTAGATCTGCTGAACCCGCTGCTTAGAAATGTTAAACCATTTCGCCACAGCCGTTAGAGTCATTTTCTGCTCGTCTATCATGCGCACAATCTCCTTGTTGCGCTTGCTCTTAAAAAGGTCAATTGCCATCAGAAAGGGGCCTTGTGCTGAGAACCGAAGTCCGGTGTAGTTATTTCCAGATCAGCTAAATCAAACGACGGTATCTGCCATACTCGGATAGAGCGGTTCTTTATTTTTAATACGGTGCTGCAACCGTTAATGTCGCGCAAACGCTGCGCGATGCGATGCGATTTGTACTCGAAGAACTTATTCTTCTTCAAAAAGTTCTCGAAGTCTCGCAACCGAAAGTAGGTGATCTTGCCTTCTTCTTCGGTCCACGGCCTGCGCAACAAGATCTCTTCTTTGTCTTGCGCAACTTGCATGTGACGACAAAATTCTTCCAAATAGTCGTAGAACTGACCACTGATGCTTGCATCTACAGCCACTTCAATGATGGCACTCTCGTTGTCACGCATTTCAATCAGCAGGGTGCTTATGCGGCCTTCCCACTGGGGCTTAGCTACTGAGCGCGGCATGAAGTTAAGCTGCTCCATACACGCCTTCTGAAACGTCATCTGATTCATCAGGGCTTCGGTGTCCATCTCTAATGGCTCGCCATTGACGTCCATAAACCAAATAGGCGGGGTAGAATTATACTTACGCAGGTTGGCGATAGATGCGCCTGCTATAGCGGCACCGATGCCGAACTTACGGGTACGGCACAGCTCTTTGTTGCAGTGCGCGTTGATAGGAGAGTCAGAGCATTTGTACGCATAGTCTTTGCGCTCAAGCTGCTTAGCAACCGTGTTAACTTCGCTGAGCGGCAATGGAGGCGAGATGTATTCCATGTTGTACTGTAGTATTTCCGATTTCCAGTCGTCAGGGTAAGCTTTGCGCAGATAAACACCGATGTTAAACAAGCCGTTGTTTCTGCCGCCTTCGCTTATTCCGTCTTTGCACAGAATCTGCAAACAAGGCGGACCGTCTTGCAGACGTTTAGTTTCATTGCTGCCCACTACTTGCAGCTTAACCACCTGCTCGGGTGTTTGTGCATGCTTGGTATGTAACTCAATAAACTCTTCGATGGTGGCCGAAGTGCCGTCGTCTAAAAACGCATACCGCAGCCCGTCTTCGTGATTGTAGTACGGCAGGTTCAAGAAGTTGCCGACGTCGCCCCGGTCCAGATGCAGCTTTATCTGCTTAGGGAATATCTCGCTTTCACCGTAGCCCAGTGCAGCGGCCATAGCTTGAAGAGATTTCTGCATGTCTTTTGCAGGGGTCCACTCGGTAGTAAAAAGAAAACAATGTGCCCCGCCTGACTTTGAGCGGCACACGACCAGTGGCAACTTAAGCCGTCTGACTTTGTCAATCAGCAGCTTATGGTCGAGAGGGTACTGATCGATGTCTATACAGCCCCACTTGCAGCTGTTGTCTTCATTAATAGGTATGATCCCAAGACCGTTTCCGGACCCGGATAAATGATTGGCCCACAGGGCTTCTGTTTGCGGCTCGCGAATAACGCCGGCCTTACCTTGGGCTTTACCGTTCGCGCCTGTTTTCTCTATCTTAAAGTAACCGTGTGCTTCCTGAAGGCCTTCAAAGATGGCCATGAACTGTTGTAAATTTGACATTTCCTGTCCCCATACGGAAAGATAGGCGGAGCATGATGCTCCGCCAGTACGCTAACTTAAAATGGGATGTTGTGGTTAGAGCCGTCGTCATCCGTATGCTTAACAACGACATCGCCGCTTGTGATGCTCTCTGCGAAAGTCTTAGCGCGACCATAAAGGCCTGCGTCTGAGATAGGGCCTTCAACAGACATCTCCCAACCGTGCCAAGAACCTTTAGAGTTTTCCTCTGAGATAGTCTTAAGATGGTAGACGTGAGAGAAACGCGGCGGCGTAAACGGACCTTTCGATCCCATCATGCTGCGTGACGCCATCATGCTGTTCCACTTACGCGACTTCTTAAGCTGCGTGGACTTCATTGAAATAAGCGCTGTCTCAAACCCACCGTCGTCGCTCATCAGTACGACAAAGTGCTGATGCGTTTCTTCAATGTACTCGCCGCTGCCGTCAATGACGTAGTCCTTGTTGTCTTCAGTAGAACGCTGAACCTGGGGACGAATGTCGCCTGGCTCGTAAATTGCTACCGGTGCGCCGCTACCGCTGCCGCGAGGCGCCCACTGAATAAAGCGACGCTGATATGCGCATGGGATAACACGCACGCCCAGCTTACCTTTGTACACCATACCGGTAACGGTATTGTAGATGTCGCCTTTACGAGCTTCTTCGTTTTCGTCTAAAATAGGATCATTACCAGACAAAACTTTCAAGAATGGAAGCGCAAGGTCATCTTGGCCCATGTTCTCCATGCCGCGACCCGCGTCCGCTTCAAACATAGATGGATCAAATAAGACGATGTCGGAGTTTGTTGCTTCTACTACTTCTTTAGATATTGCCATTTTACTTGCCTCTCTTAATAACTGCACGTTGACCAACCCAAGCTCCAAATAATTCCATTGGAAAATCCTCTCCCGCTTCACAACGCTCTTTCACAAATGCGCGTAAAGTCTGAGGATGGACTTCGGTTTTCTGTTCGGGGATAAACCCTTGTTGTTCTGCAAAAGCTGAGAACGAGCTTGCACGATCATCTTCCCCGCGACCAAATTGGCACACGACAGTATTCTTAATGATGTCGTCGTAACCTTTGTCGCGCAGCCAGTTGTAGGCATCAGGACGATTCTTAACTAAAATAGACGCGCCATACGTTTGCTTTACCTGTACAGTTGAGCCGTCGTCTAGCGAGAAGGATGAAATACCCATCTCAGCCAGCATTGCGGGCATCTCTTCATCGGTAAGCTTCTGTAAGTCTTTCTTGCATGTCTTGAGAGATTCCTCAAGCTTTTCAACGGTTGCTTCGGTGTCTCGAATTAAGCGCGCTAATCCTGCTACTGAAGTAAGTCCGTTCTGGTCGATCTTTTCGACAGATGTAGCCTGATTCTCTTCAAAATCCTGCTCCATCATTCTGGCGAGGTCGTCATTCATATTACTCTCCTTCGTGGTTAAAGGCACCGTCTGGGCCTTGACAAAGCTAGATATTATCTTATATCCTGTTCATGTCAAGCGGTTTTAAAAAAAAGAGGAACGGCATGTTAAATTATATCTACGAAACTAACCCTTACGAGCACCAGCGGGTCGCTTTAGAAGAGTCGTGGTCTGCGGAGTATTACGCGCTATTCATGGAGATGGGCACGGGCAAGACAAAAGTGGCTATCGATACAATGGGGGTGCTGTACGAAGCTGGTAAACTCAAAGCGGCTTTGATTATAGCCCCCAAGGGCGTATACGACAACTGGGTTAGAGGTGAGATACCAATACACCTACCAAAACGCATCCCTAGGAAGGTCTGTCGGTGGATACCGTCCAAGACTAAACGCTTTGAGACGGAGCTGACAGACTTTATATTAGACAAGACACTGGGGCTTAAGCTGTTTGTAATGAATGTAGAAGCGTTCTCCACGTCTCGCGGATCTGACGCCGCCATCGCGTTTCTGCATCAGAATCCGGACAATATGGTGCTAGTAGATGAGTCGACCACTATTAAAAACCGGAAGGCTGCGCGCACTCGAAACATCATGGCGCTTCAGCAGCATTCTAAGTACCGCCGCATATTGACAGGGTCACCTATCACCAAGAGCCCTATGGACCTGTTCAGTCAGTGCAACTTCCTGGGCGAGAAGTCGCTGGGTCAAAACAGCTACTACGCTTTTCAAGCACGGTATGCAAATGTTCAACGACGTACCATGGGCCACCGCAGTTTTCAGTCTATAGTAGGCTATCAGCGATTGGACGAATTATCGGACAAGCTAGAAGTGTTTAGCAACCGTGTGTTAAAAGCGGACTGCCTAGACCTGCCTGCAAAAGTGTACGTCCGACGCGACGTAGAACTTACGACAGAGCAGGCTACTTTGTACAAGCAAATGCAAAAGTTGGCATTGGCTAAGCTGGACAGCGGGGAGTTGGCAACCACCGCCAGCGTACTTACGCAGATCATGCGACTACAGCAGATATGCTGTGGGCACTTGCAGCCGGACGATGGCACGGTACAGTCGCTGGACAACAACCGGCTGGATGAGCTGTTGGGGTTGACAGATGAGTTGCAGGGAAAGGCCATCTTATGGGCTACGTACACACACGACATCCTGGCGATTGGCGCAGAACTTGGCGCCCGTTTTGGCGCTGATTCGGTGGCTACGTACTACGGCGCCACACCCCAGGACGAACGACAGGAAATCGTCAATCGGTTTCAAGATCCGGAAGATCCGTTGCGGTTCTTTGTAGGACAACCTAGGACAGGGGGCTACGGCATTACGCTGACGCAGGC